TCTATATTGCTGAATGGAATTTAGATACTGCTCAACCTACACAAGCACAACTAGACGCACTAGAAACACAAGCAGATGATTATGAATTTAATCTAGGTCAAATTGCAAAACGCAAAGCAGAATACGGAACTGCTGATCAACAAATGGAAAATATTATAGAAAATGGTTTAGAAGCAGAACAGACTAGAATACAATCAATTAAGGATAAATATCCTAAGAGGTAAATATGGCATTAATAACAATAGGCAGTAATGGTTTAGGAGCAGGGGTAGGTGGTAAAATTAATCAAGTAATTCAAGCAACAACTACTACTCAAGTACAAACTACTTCTGGTACTTTTTCATCTACAAATTTTTCAGCAAGTATTACACCTAGTTCAAATACTTCTAAAATATTAGTTCAAGCAGATATTGCTTATCAAATATATGGTCAGGGTGCAGATAGTGATTATGGTGGATACTTTAAAATTGTAAGAACATTAAATTCAGCAGATACAGATGTGTTTAATCCAAATGCATCAATACCAAGACACTATAATGGATATACTGGTGCTTCTTATAGTTTTGGAATGTATGTAATGACTGAATTAGATGAGCCAAGCAATACAAATGAATGTACTTACACAATTTATATGGCTTCAAGAATATCAACAAATAACAGATGCTCTCTTAGTCAAGACAGTTCTCGTTCAACAATTACACTAATGGAGTTATTGGCATAATGGATATTTCAGAAATAATTTTATCTCTAGGCAATTATGAATTTGTTATTAATGGTGAAATAAATAACGAGGAAGATTGGAACAATAATGTAAAATTTGTAAATGGTGTTGATGAAAATGGAATTGCTATTTTTACTGAAAACAAACCAATTACTTGGTCGCAAATACAAACACAAAAACCAATAGCAGAATTTGACAATGCTATAACAGAACTAAGACAAAAAAGAAACGCACTACTTACTGAAACAGATTACATAGTTATCAAAGCAAAAGAAACAGGTGCAACAATCCCAACTGCTTGGAAAACATATAGACAGGAATTAAGAGATATAACCGAAGGACTGACTACTGTTGAAGAAGTAGAAGCAGTAGTCTTTCCAGATAAACCATAATGAATATTGATAGTAAAACTATCGGTATAATATTAGCGATTGCAGTTCAATCTGTATCGCTTGTATGGTTTATCTCTAAAATGGATAGTAGAATAGCCAACAATGAAAGAGATATGACTAGGATTATGGAAATGCACAAAGATTATGATAAGATGAGAAAACAGTTAGATAGAATATCTTGGTTATTAGACCAAGATGCTATGTCAAAATAAGGAGGCATTATGGCTACATTAAAAGAAGTTGAAAGTTTATTAAAAAAAGCAAAAAAAGAATTAAGAGAAGTAAGAGAAGAAGCCAAAGAAAAAGATATAGTAATAAAAACCTTGACTGAAAGATTAAGTGCCAGAACAGAAGAAAAATCTGAATGGATAAAAAAATATAACGAAAAAAGTATTGATGATTGTGTTACACAAAATAAAGCACAAGCAGAATATTTTGAAAAGTATAAAAAAGACAAAGAATTGATAGAAGCATTTGATAAACAATCACAAGTTAAGTTAGGCGAGTTAGGTGCATAATGGCTAATATGACGAAGTTAGAGATTGGTGAAAAGGTAGAAGTATTAATCACCAAGCTAACAGTCATGGAAGAAAAGATAGATCATCTTACAGAAGGTCTTAACAACGCTAATAGAAAAATAGAAGATTTAGATACATCAATTAAATATGCCAAAGGTGGATTAAAAGTTTTAGTGGTCATTGGAACAGTGACTGCAATATTAGTTGGTTTCACTAAATTATTAGGTGTTATTAAGTGACTCTCAAGGCAATATTCCTTGTGGGATATTTCTGTTATAATTCCGTTTGCATCTCTGTTAATGAAAAAGCAGAATCTTTTGAACATTGTAAAATTCTAGGAAATGACCTAAAGTTGTTATTAGATGAATACGATATTCGCAAATATAGATTTGCTTGCGTAAACGCTTCTGATGAGCATATATAAAAAGATATTAGTAATATCTGACACACACTTTCCCTATCATCACCCCGACACTTTCCCTTTTCTAATAAAATTAAATAAAGCCTATAAGCCCGATTGTGTCGTGCATATTGGCGATGAAATGGATTGGCACTCTGTTAATGTAAGCCATGTTATTAATCCCGATCTACCTGCACCTGCTGATGAGTTATTATCTGGTCAGTCTTTATGTGGTCAATTAGAAAAGATATTTCCGTCTATGTATTTATTAGAAAGTAACCATGGCTCTATGATCTTAAGACGGGCTATGGCTAAAGGAATGTCTAAGTTCTTTATTAAAGATTATAATGAGATTTTAGATGTATCGAGTAAATGGAAATGGGTAGAACGATTAATATTAGAAACCCCAAAAGGTAAAGTAATCTTTGCCCATCAATTCTGTAAGGACATAGCAAAAGCAGTACAACAAACAGCAACATCATGTGTGCAAGGGCATTTTCATACAGTTAGTGAAATTAAATATGTAGGTAATGACTACCACTTAAACTTCGGTATGTCGGTAGGTTGTTTAGTAGATAAGAAATCTTTAGCCATGGCATATATGAAAGTAAATCTAGCTAAACCTATACTATCTTGTGGGGTAATAACTAACGGTATTCCTTATATTGTTCCTATGGTATTGAATAAAGACGGCTCATGGGATAAAAATATATACCTATGAATATCGATAAACTAAAAGCACAGATTAAGCATAGCGAGGGTGTTCGCACAACTGCTTATAAAGATACTCTAAATAATTGGACCACAGGGGTAGGTCATTTAATTCGATTACCCGATGAAGAATATTTACTAGAAAAAGAATTAACAGAAGAAGAAGTAGATCAGATATTTATTACTGATTTAAATCAAGCAATAGATGATGCTAGAAAATTTATAAACGAAGATAGTATCCCCGAAGAAGCATTTTTTGTAGTGGTGGATATGGCGTTTAATTTGGGCTTACCTAAATTAATGCGCTTCCAGAACTTCCAACAAGCATTAAGAGATAAAGATTTTATTAAAGCGAGTTATGAAATGCTTGATAGCCTATGGGCAAAACAACTACCTAATCGATCTAAAAGATTAGCTAAACAAATGAGAGATGCTTAATGTTAGATAAAATATTTAATGGTGGCTTTGTTGGAAGTGTAGCAAATATTATAGATGAGTTCCATGTATCCGAAGAAGAAAAAGGCAAGATAAAGATACGTCTTAAAGAATTAGAAAATCAAATAAATGCAAAACAGATTGATGTTAACTTAGCAGATGCTAAATCTACTGCGACTGATATATCGGGTATCTTACAAAGATCATGGAGGCCATTAATAGGTATCTCTTGTGCCTTTGCAATATTTTGGGAATATGTGGCTAAACAATTCACTTTATTTTTTCTTGCTCTTTTTTCTATTGAAACAGCACCCTTACCTAGTTTAGATTTAGATGCCTTAATGCCGTTGGTCCTAGCATTGTTAGGAATGGCAGGTATACGAACATTCGAAAAGGTGAAGGGAGTAAATTCAAAATGAAAGATTGGATAATGGATAAGGTCTTTTGGGTATTAGATGAACTAGATCCGTATTGGACTTGGGGTAATCTATGGAAACTAATCGCAATAATTATTGTGATCTGGTTTGGTCATGGATTAATGCACTAATGATTACTACTACCTCTAGCTTAGCAGTTTTAATTAAACCTAAAATAATAGGCAGTAAGGGTAGAACATTTAAAAAACTTAGTTTTGGTAATATAAAGATTAAAAAACCAAAGTTAAAAATAAAAAAGCCAAGGCTATGATTTATAACCTTGGCTTTGCTTATATACACAAACTAATGATTAAATCATATATTGGTCTCCTATTGTTAATTAAAGACATTTTATATGCAAAAGCCTAAATCCGAAACCATAATTTATTTAGAATTTTACGATCACAGTTCCTCAACAAATGAATGGCAAACCTATAAAGAGATATTAAGCGATCTAGACCCTAAAAATAATATTATGAGTGCTATCGGAAAATTAATAGGGGAAGATGATATAGCTTATAGAATTACATCTATGTGGGGTAAAGATTGTGCGGGAAGTGGTCATTCAATCATTAAATCTACGATAACTAGAGAAATTAGGTATGAACTACCTGAAAATACCCCTAAAAAGCTGTTTTAAGAGCCGTAGATAGCCCTTTTAGTGTTTTTAAGTATAATCTATCTCTAGGATTAAGATTTTCGCATTTAATACAGTTAAAATGTTTCTTTCCATTATGAGTTTTCTTAATCATCATAGCTAGGGAGTACTTTCGATCACAGTGAAAGCACCCCACTAATATTTTACCTGTTATATGCCCCATATCTCTTTACGGGCAGGAATGTTTTGTGCGTTCCACTCCCAACTGTCTAGATTAGGTTGATAGAGTAAAGCCACATCTTCGGGAGTGTTGCATTTTTGCAACAAAGAAGCCATGCCTTTAATTTTATTATAGATTTCGATTTCGTGATTATCATTAAAGAATAATTCCTCGCAGTGTCTTTTCGTAGGTGTAACTATATCTAAATGACAATGAACAGGCTTTTGGTATTTTTCTTCTAAAGCCTTTTTATAAATCCATTGTTGTAGATATTCGCTATTGCTCGGTTTAGACATTCTTGCTTTAGTCTTTAGATCGTATAGCCATAATTCATCATCAAGATCAAAAAGAAAATCCGTATAGCCAATAAAATTTATACCTAAGATCGATGTACTAATTTCTTCTTGATAGCTAAGTAATTGGTAATTGCCTAACTGTTTAAGAAAGTTATCGCAGTTCTTATACATCTTAGGAATATAATCTAGGTATTTACTAACCTTTTCTTGATCATGGTAATCGCAAAAATCTTCTTCGAAATGTAAAAGAACTTTATCCATATAAACATCTTTACGCATTAAAGAGTCATACAATAATTCTTCTACTACTTGACCTGCTCGCATAGCAGGATTGGTACCCGTATCTACTTTATAGATTTTATTAATAATAAATTGGCATGGGTAATTCGAAAAAGAGTTTAACTTACTATAACTCATTGGTAGTAAGTCAAATTTTTCAAAGACTGATTTATCGAGCATCTTTTATAAAGTTACTATGTTGCCATACAATAACTCTCTTTCTAAATTTATTTAATACTCGATTACCACTGTCGATAATCGCACCTGTATTTCTTAATTCTGATGTACGAGGTTGAACACTTACATATTCTCTATTTAATTGTTGAGAGATTTGCTCTGTTGATAAACCGTTCGGGTGTTCTTTAAGTAAGTTTTCAACTTGATGTCTTAATGTCTTAGCAGATGTTTTTTCTATTTGATCTGCAGCTTCTTTACTTGTATCGGTTTTTTGATAACCGGCGGTATATGGGTAGTTCATTATTTTTGCTCCTGTTTGGTTTTTTTAATTGCTGATGACATTACTGAATAGTTTGCAATATCAACTGCGTTGTCTTTGTGATATTTGTTACCTTGTTTATCTCTAGCTATCTTAGTGAGAGCATAGGCAATACAAACATCTTCTTCTGTAATATCGATACCAAAATATGCTGACCATAATTTAGACTGCATTGTTAAATTTGGTAAGATATTGCCGTATGTGTTTCCTCTAATATCTAAAATATCAGAACACTCTTTAAGTAGTTTAATTGCTTCTTGTCTTACGGGGTCTTTTGTCATTAGTTCGCTCCTTGTATTGAATATATAGGGATTGCGCATAACCTAAAGGGTCTATTTCTAAAGTATCCCAAAAAGTTCTTTCACCGTATTTAAAAGTTAATTCGTGGTGATGATGATAGCAAATCGGAATACCCGTACTATCGTCCCTTATCATTGCGCCAATTCTATACTTGCCTTGTAAGTGATGAAATTGAATAGAGGTGTTATTATAAACTCCCATAGTTTTATAACACACGAAGCAAGGGTGGTTTTCCACCACCCATTGCATATAGTTTTTATCCTTAATGATTTTTCGATTTTTAGAATACGATGTCATCATTAGGTAGATCGGCTTTTGGTTGTTCTTCTGTAATATTGCTTATGTCAAAATTATTTTCTTCTACTTTGACTGAAAGCATATTTACAGGCTTGCCGTCTTTTGTTTGGTCTTTCTTCCATAAAGCCACACTGTAAACTTGACCTGCTTTTATAACAATGTCCTCATCTACGGTTACCTTATTATTTTTATAAATAGGTTGGTTACCTGTTGCTTCGTCTTGTTTAAATAAATTAAAGTAAAACATTAAATATCATTCCTTCCTAATGTCTTGTTAGTAATTGCAGGTGGGTTTGAGTACTCGCTATCTTCATCGCTACCCACCTCCATCATAAATAATTTCATAAGCAAATATTTATAGGCATAGGTTATAGCCTTGCCACAACCTTTATCGCTAGTATCGACACCATAGCCAACATAATCACCTACTCTTATTTTTTCGCCTGTATTTGCATCTACAATATCAGCGCAAACTTTTACTGTTGTTAGATTGCCCTCACGAGTATGCTCTAAGACATGGGGTACAATTACTATTTGGTGTTTTAGTAATAGACGTTTAATTGCATCGTGTACTGCATTCCATGATGTAATCTTATATGGCACACCCTTTGTCTTATCTTGCTTAATAGATTTTAATTCGTGAGTTATACATAAAAGTTTCATATGCAAGGTTGCATTACGAAGTTCTTTTATTTCTTCTTTTAGTGTTTCGTTAGACATTTTACCTCCTGTCTATTTTAGTACTGCGTGTCCTCTTTGTTGCAAACACTCTTGTACTAATGGTTTATAATTATACTCGGCTTTATCGGGAAGCCAAAGTAATTGTGGTCTAATATACCAATTATAAGTTCCTTTTGCGAACTCAATAACTGAATTGGTATTCTCTTTTGCGATAGCTTTACAGGTTTGTAGATCATCATTGTATCTGTAAGCCACCTCTTTACCCTTATTGCCCCTGTGATCGACTATCGGTTTGTAGGTGCAAGATGTAAGTAGAAATATAATCAACAATAGGCTTCGCATCTATTTCCTCCTGTTCGTATTTACATAAAGGGTATTCTCTAAACCCATGCTTTAAATAAAGCTGAGATATAATATGGATAAATGGTCTATATTCTTTTGGCATTGTATTCATAAAAATCACTTCTTTCTAAAAATTTATCTTTGTTAAATTTTGGGTTAGTTTCTTCTAGCTTATCTGCAAAATAATATTTCATATGTGTAATTTTATTTGCAGGGTCACTAAAAGATTGATCACATAGTAAAGTATAATCCCGAATAACATCAGCAATATACTCTAAATGCCTTTTTTCAAATTTAGGTGTTTTAGACATCTGCCCCTCCCATTTCTTTATATAGATTTTCGATAAAATTATTTGCGTGCCAAATGGCGTCACTAGAATTAGTAACGCCGTTGACAGAAAAACAATCTACTTCAGTACCGAAGCTATCGAATACATTAAAAGTAGTACCACCGTTCCAAAGTACTTTGAAACTTGTATCTGCAAAAACGCAAATATCACTTTTTTCTATATTCATTATTCGTCACCTCTATCTATAATAACGGTTATTGTAACATCACCTCTAAAGGTAGGATTTTCTGATATATCATCTAGAAATCTACCGAAGTGTTTAGAACAGATACCCGTATCATCTTTAATAGATGCAACGATCTCTTTGGTTTTTTTATAGGCTCTTTTCTCGTTATCCCATGCACGATCAAATACCTCTACTCTATATTTATCTATATACATTATAAGACCTCCTGTTTGATCTGTTTATAGTTTTCTTCTGTTAAGATTTTTTGCAAATTACCTTTTAAATAATATGCATGGTACTTAACACTTTTACCATTTTCGATCTTGTCGAAATGTTTAACCTCGTCAAACATTGGCAAGATAGAAATTATTTTAGAGGGATTAGCCTCATGAGTACATTCCTCATAAGGCTTATCGAAATCCCCGTATATAGAAATTAGACCTGTGTCTTGACATAGATCGCAATTATATTTTCCCATTATTTAGCCTCCTTGCTTAATCTGAAAAATTCTTCTTTGCTCTTATAGTGTCTTAGTTTGTATTTTTCTGCATCATCTGCTTCTACATAATCGGGAGCATAGATACGCATAATTGAAGGTGTGTCACCATACTCTAAATATGTTTCTTCTAGTTCGCCCATATAACGCCAACTAACTTGTTTAGCTTCACAAACATATGAAAAATAATTTTGACTATTACCACCAAAATATTTCATAGCAAAGGCGACCGCAGTCGCCTTTTTATCTATGCCTGTAATAATTAACTCACTACCAAATTTAAATTTCCAATAAGTTTGGTTAAAGTTATCTGCATCTATATTGTAATTCTCTACTGTTTGCATAGAGATATAAAAAATTGGAAAATTATTATCCATTGTTAAGTTCCTCATTTCTTTTTTTAATTAGTTTACCCATTAATATATCTAAATTACGAATGACAGTTTGCATTTCATCTTTAGTTTTTTCTGAAATCTTACCATCGTAACCATATAAATACTCTGCATTATTTTTTAGGTCGTTTTTAAGTATGCCTTGGTAACTATGTAAACCCATTAATAAATTAAAATATTCGTCTTTATTAAATTCTATTTTCATTAGTTTGCCTCCTTGTCGAATTGCACTTGTGAAACATGAAAGACAGAAAATTTACGACCTGTTAATCTTTCTTCTAACTTGCCACCTTTAATTTCTACTAAATCAAACATAGGCTTAATAAGTTTAGCAACTGCTTTAGTACCTTTAGGAATAGTACCACCCATTAATCTAGCTTGGTTAAAAGTAAGAAAGCCACCTTCTAAACCCGTAGCTTGTAAAATTTCGATATTCTTACCTTGATAGAATTTTTTAGTGTATTCGTTGTAGTAGTTCATGGTTAGTTCCTCGTTTAGTTAATTAAGATAAACTTAAGATGTTTCTTAAGGTTTTTAAAGGGCAAAACAAAAAAAATTTAAAACCCTTGATTTTTAGTGGTTTTAGTGGTTTAGATTAATCTTCTAATTAGCAGTCTTTTTCTCATTTCTGCAGTTAGTTCCTCCTGTAGGGGTGGGGTGGTTCCCACCCCTTTTTTATTTAACAATGTTATTTTTTCTATTTTTTGATAAAAACTATTAAAAAACCAAAGGAGTGAACTATGAAATATTTACCAAAAAACTATTTTAAAGAAGATACCGAATATTTAATTCAAATAACTTATAAAGACCAAGATATAGAATATTATCACAGTACCTATAAAGAATTACAAAAAGATATAGAAAGAATAAAAAAGCAAGATAATTTTCAAACAGCATCTTTAGTAATAGAAGATAATCAAAAATATTAAGGGAGTAACTAATGTCGAAAATGCCAAAAATGAATTTATGGGTAGATGCTTTTAATTCAGATACCTGTTTCTTATCAAACGAAGAACTCGGAATATATTTTAGACTAATCTTTTTTGCTTGGTCTAGAGGTGGCTATCTACCTGATGATATTGAATTTATCTACTGTTTAGCACCCAATGCTGAAGAAAAAACTATTGACAAAGTAATAAAACTATATTGGACCAAAGACGGCGAAAGAGGTTATTACCAAAAGAGATTAAGGGAAGAATACTTAAGAGCAGAAGAGGTTACAGAGAAGAATAGGCAAAACGCACAATCTCGCTATGCGACCGCAGAGCGACCGCAGTCCGATCGCACTCCCTCTATATCTAAATCTATATCTAAATCTAATAAAGATATAATTGAAAGACACTTTGATAAATTTTGGGAAGATATTTGCTATAAAATCAGTAAAGGTCAAGCTAGACGAAATTATCGAAAGTTACATCAAGATTGGTGGGAAGAGCCTAAAATGTTATCAGAAAAATATAATGAATATTATAATAATCTATCTGATAAAAAATTTGCTAAATACCCTAGTACTTGGTTAAGCGCTGAAGGTTATTTAGACGAAGGCGCAGAAGTAAAAGAAAAAATGACAGATGAAGAACTTAAAGATTGGAAATTTAAAGGCGATATAGAAATGCGTAAAAAAGGCATAAAGCCATTATCTTGGTCTGTCGGTTATATTAGAGAATTAGATGAAGCTATTGCGAAGAACGGCGAGACATAAAGTGCAGTTTCGCCCATTCACGGTCTTGTTCTTTAAATTCTACTTCTACAAACCTGTTAATGCCTTTAGAAGCATGATCAAACTTGAACAAGTTAAGAAAAAAATCGATAGATTTGTTAGTAATATGGTAAACATTCATTGTTGCAATCTATTCATTAAAAACTATTTTAAAATTACCAAAATGGAAAACCAGATATGTCTCAGCCACAAAGCTATATAATAGTCGATAATGAAGACGGTACTTTTACTGCGTATGTAAATTTTGGTGTTTTCACTTCTAAAGACGAAGCTGAAAGAAGTTTAGAACTAGCAATGCAAATGCTAGGTTTACAAGTAACAAAAGTTCCAACGGTGCATTAATGAATATAAAATATATCGATATAGAAAAAGTTATCCCTTATGATAACAACCCACGAAAAAAATTAAACGTAGATAAGGTTGCTACCTCGATTAAAGAGTATGGTTGGCAACAACCCATAGTTGTAGATATTGCGAATGTCGTCATAGTCGGACATACAAGACTAGCTAGTGCGAAAAAATTAGGTCTTAAAGAAGTTCCTATATTAGTTGCTAATCTACCACCAGAAAAAGCTAAAGCCTATCGAATAGCAGATAATAGATTAAACGAGGATAGTGCATGGGATTTTAGTTTATTGAATAAAGAAATAACTGATTTATTAGATTTAAACTATGATCTAGAGAATTTAGGATTTGACCCTAAAGAATTAGAAAACTTAGTTACATTTCCCGAGAAAGACGAAAAAGAATTTGAGGAAATAACAGAAGATTTAAAAACGAAACACACTTGTCCGAGTTGTGGCTTTGAGTTTGACTAAACGGTACGGCATTTCTTTCTTTAGTGGTTGTGGTGGCTCTAGTCTTGGCTATACCCTAGCAGGTGTAAAAATTTTATATGCCAATGAGTTTATACCGAAGGCATATGAAACTTATAAAGCTAATTTCCCCGATACATATATGGATACTAGAGATATTAGAAAAATATCATCTAGCGAAATATTAGAGATTATAAAAATGAAAAAAGGCGAGTTAGATTTTTTAGATGGCTCGCCACCTTGCGCATCTTTTTCTACTGCAGGTAGTCGTGAGAAGGGTTGGGGTAAAGTAAAAAAGTATTCTGACGGCGCACAAAGAACTGATGATTTGTTTTATGAATATATTAGAATGGTAAAAGAGATTGAGCCAAAAGTTTTTATTGCTGAAAATGTTTCAGGTTTAATTCAGGGTAAGGCAAAAGGCTATTTTAATATATTTTTCAAGGAATTTAAGAAGCTAAATTATAATGTTAAAGCTAGTTTATTAGATGCTAGTTATTTAGAAGTACCCCAACAACGTAAAAGAGTATTTATTATTGGTATTAGAAAAGACCTAGACAAACAACCTGTCTTTCCTAAAAAACAATTAAGAATGAATGTAGGACCTATCTATGAAAAAGGTTACCCGATAGAGAAAGAAGCATTAGATATTAAGCCATGCTATATACCCTATTTAAATAGATTAAGACAAGGCGAACAACCTAAAGAAACTTACTTTAATCTTAAAAGAAACCATATGTATCGACCTAGCTATACAATTACGGCTACTTATGGAAAAGGTGCTTGTGTTATGCACCCTACTGAAAATCGACATATGTCAATCGCAGAGTTAAAAGATATTTGTAGTTTCCCACAAGATTTTAAATTAACAGGAACTTACCAACAACAAGCAGAAAGATTAGGAAGAAGTGTACCACCCAATATGATGAAAAATATTGTTAAGACATTAAGAAGGGAAGTATTTAATGAAGATACCAAGTAATTGGACTTTCGAAAATAAAGAGGTGGCTGAAAACTTTAATAATCATGTTAGAGAACAACTGCCTTGGTATGACCTGGCTACACAAGCAGTTATACATTTATCAAGACACTATATACCGAACAACGGACTTGTTTACGATCTAGGTGCTAGTACAGGTAATATTGGTAATGCAATTAAAGATATTCTTACTACAAGAAATGCAGAGTTTGTTGCAATAGAAAATAGTAAAGAAATGATCGATATGTATCAATGCGATTATGGTGAATTAATACATCAAGATATAAATAAATATAGCTATTCTAAATACGATCTATGTATAGCATTTCTTACATTTATGTTTGTTGATACGAAATACCGAGAAAGTTTATTAGATAGACTATATGCAAATTGTCAAAAAGGTGGAGCGATAATTATCTTTGATAAAATGGAAAGTATCGGTGGGTATATAGGAACAATTAACTATCGCCTGACTCTTGCAGAAAAAGTTAAAACTGTTAAAGATTACAAAGAGATTATTGATAAAGAACTTAGCCTACAAGGTGTTCAAAGACCTTTATCTCATAATCTTTTGACTAAGTATAATCCTACTTTGTTCTTTAAGTTTTCGGACTTTGTAGGTTATGTTATAGAAAAGTAAAAGCCACACTCTGGCTATAAGAGGTAAAAAATGGAAGATAAAAAAAAGGTCGGTAGACCTAAAAAAGAACTAGATACGAATATGATTGAAAAATTAGCATCAATTTTCTGCACAAATGAAGAAATATCAACGATTGTAGGGTGTCATTCTGATACTTTAGCAGATAATTTTTCCGAGTACTTAAAAAAGGGTCGAGATAAGGGAAAAATGTCTCTTAGACGTATGCAATGGGAAAAAGCCCAATCTGGTAATACCACAATGTTAATTTGGCTTGGTAAACAAATGTTAGGTCAAAAAGATAAGATCGAAACAAGCGAGAACAATAATCCTTTACCTTGGTCTTA